GGAACATCGCACCGCCGAACGCGGCGCCGAGACCGCCGGGGCCGGCGAGCGCCGCCCCGGTACGCTTGGCCGCGCTCGCGAGCCCGGTCGAGGCGCCGCGAATGCGGTTGAGGGCGCCGGCCATCTTGCCGACCGGACCCGAGAAGCGGTCGACGGCGGTGATGATCGCGTTGGCACGCAGATCCATTGACTATCGCCCCAGCATCTTCACCGCGCGTCCGATCTCGGCCTCGAACAGGCGCTGCTCCTCGGCGGCAGCCCGCCGCCTGTTGGTCCAGCGGCAGGCGCGTATGTGCCAGTAGGCGACCGCTCGTAGCGGCGCCTGCTCGATATAGCCCGGGTCGACTCCGAACTCGAAAACTAGGTCGTCGGCCCGGTCTGCGAGTTTCCCTGCGAGAACGGTTTCAGAGCCATCCGCACCTCGCGCATCAGCGCTCCGGCGTCGGACGGCGCGAGCAGATTGAGCACGACGGCATCGTGGCCGGTAAGGCGAACGGCCCACCGCTCCAGCGCCTTGTGGTTGGTTTTGACCTCGAGCCCCAGCGGCTGTCCGGTGGCGTCGTCGACGCCGATCGCCACCACCGTGTCGATGTCTCCGAGCTCGATGAAATCGGCGAAAGTCGGCTGCTTGAGCCTGATCTCGGCGACATCGCCTTTGTGCGTCGCGATCGGCCGCGAGAGATGCACGACGGCGCCGGCTGCAACCGGCAGCGATGGCGCGACCTGACGCGGCTCGCTGGCCAGCGACATGGCGGCATTTCCGAGCGCACCGCCCTTTCCTGCATTGAACATAATAGTCCCCCTGTTTCTGTTACTCTCGTGTCATGCCCGCACACCAACGCGCGATCCGGCCGGCTCCGCGGAGCGGAGTCGGATCGCGCCACTCAAGCTCCGTCCACGATCGTGAATCTGTCGGAGCAGATCTCGATGCCGCTGATCTCGCCCGACGCGGTGTTGCGCGACGGGGTTCCGGTCGCGAAGCCGCCGGTCAGGATGACCGTCCGCTTCATCTGCTTCTCGACCGCCGACACGTCGATCCGCTCGGCGGCATAGAGCGCCCGCGCGATCGACTGGCCCTGGCGGTCGCGCAGCGTCAGCTTGATCTTGAACGGCTTCGGCTTCTTCGTGCGGCTGATCGAGCCGTCCTGGTTGGTGACAGCCTCGGCCTCGAAGTTGGTCTCCTCGACCTCGACGTCGCCGACCGGCGAATAGGGCGTGCCGTCGATCGTCAGCTCGACGAACCCGCCGGCGTTGGGGCTGGCCATGTCTTTTCTCCGTTGTCCAGGTGTCAGCTATCCACTTGCCGAGCGCGATCCGGCAGACTCCGCAGAGCGGAGTCGGATCTCACCGGCAAAGACTCACGCCGCCAGGCTGTCGCGCGGCTCGCGGCGCTGCATGTGGTTGACCGCCGCCGCGGCGACGATGCGGAGCTGGTTGACGTGGTCGAGCGGCAGGCTGGCATTGAGCCGGTTGGCATCGACCAGATCGCGCTCGACGACCACGTCGCGGGCGAACAGGTCGGCATTCTCGAACACGCCGAGCGCGACCAGATCCTCGTAGGCGTGGATGATCGAGTTCCTGACGTCGTCGGCGGTGGCGATGCCGGGATTGCGGCCCGGGTTGGCATCGGCCAGCGCCTTGCGGCCGTGGTGGGTCTCGACCTTCTGGCGGATGTAGCGGATGCCGTACATCGACTGCGCCATGGTGTTGACGTCGAGGTAGGTGGCGTCGGCGCTGCCGTAGGCGTTGCTCTGGTAGGTAGTGATGAGGCGCTCGATGCGGACCGAGCCGTCCTTGTGCACGTAGTACGTCGAAACGCCGTCGTAGAGCAGCGTCTGCTTCTCGGTAATTTTGAGCCGGTCGGAGGCGGCCAGCGGGCCCTTGATGCCGATCAGCTCGAGCGTCTGCAGCGGGCGCGAGAGCTCGGCCGAGGCGCCGGGAGACTGCAGGTGGCTGGCGGCGCGCGCGCCGACTGCGGCGGCGACCTGCCACGGCGGCGAGCGGAACTTGCGGCACGGAAAGATCGTCGCGTGCTGGTCGTTGCGGGCGTTGCCGAGCGTCGACAGCGCACCGACGGTGCCGGTGTGGGTGCCGATGTAGTGTCCGTAGATCTGCTTCGACCACGACCAGCGGCCGTTGACGTCGTTCAACAGGTCGCTGGCGTCGCCGAGTGCGTTAGCGTCGGCGTATGGGGAGGCGATCCAGTCGAACTCCTCGTCGCCGAGGTTGCCGAAGGCGGTCGACATGTCGGGGTCGCCGCTGCCACCGCTCATCGCGGTGATGGTCAGCAGATCCTGGCCGAGCAAGCCTTCCTCGGTGACGATACCGAGGTCGACCAGGATGTCGTTGCCGGTGGCCCCCTTGTGGCGGGCGGTGAGGTCGCACTCGTAGGCGTTGGTGCCGTTGACCGCCGCCGTCACCGGCAGGCCGGCGGTGGCGTTGATCGCCGCGACCAGCGCGGCCGCGATCGAGGTGTCTGTGTCGGTAGTCAGCACCGCGATGCGGACGCGGATGCCGGCGATGTAGACGCTCATCGCCCCGGCCTGACTGACCGGCGCGCCGGAGACGGTGATCTTGCCGGTCGCCTTGACGCCGGCCGCGTCGTCGTCGAGTGGCAGTGCCCAAATCTCCTGCAGCGGCGCCTGCGCGCGTGCGAAGCGAACCATGTCGGCGAGCATCGAATCCTTGCCGAACAGCGCCTCGGCGGCGGAGTCGGTGACCAGCACCGGTTGATTTGCGGCAGCGACTCCGGTCGACAGCCTCTGGCCGACCAGCAGCAGGCGCGCGTTCTGGCTGTAGGGCGTGCCGCCGGGCTGGAACTCGGCGTGGAAGAACGGCACCCGTATGTTGCCGGGGATGTTGTTGAACAGGACGCCGGCCATGGATCAGCTCTCCTTTTTCGCTGCGGCCTTGGCCGCGTGGGGCTTGACGGCGGGGCTCGCCGCGACGACGTCGCCGTCGCGCAGACGCGCCCGCCAGTAGTCGTCGAGGACGACGAGCGCGCCGTCCTCAGGCAGATGCTCGGCGAGCCGGTCCGGGCGCCGGATCTTCAAACCCGGCGCCGGCTTCACGAATGCAGTTTTCATGGGGTTGGTCCTCACGTCAGATATGTTTCCGCCACCCCGTCGGGACGCGCCGGTCCGGTGCCGGTCAGGTTGCCGCCGCCGGCGTCGGCCTCGATCAGTCGGATGCGCTCCAGCGCCGGCAGGTCGAGCGGGGCGAACCCGCCGGCCGTCTCCAGCATCTCGAGCAGCGCCGCCGCCGAGCCGGCGTAAGGCCCTTCGGCCTCGACGATCGCCGCCAGCAGCGGGCCGAGCGGCGGCGGCACCACGCCGACGTCGGTCGGCTCCTCCGGCTGCACCAGCATCACCTTGGCGATGATCTGGCGCACCGCGAGCCGGGCGTTGGTATCGCGCTCGACGTAGCGCGACGACGACCAGGATTCGATGCGCACGATGTGGTCGGTGTAAATCCGGCTCGCCCACGCCGTCGCCGGCTGGCGGAAGGTGCGCGCGATCTGCTCCTCGAGCAGGTCGAGCATCGCCTCCATCTCCGGCTCGGTGCGCGGACGCACGTCGAGCGACAGCCCGGACTCGCTCTCGGCACCCATGCCGACCGAGATCTCGATCACCAGGTTGACCGTCGTGCGCCACGGCGGCCCGCCGTTGTTTTGGGACAGCGCCTCGTTGTCGGTGTCGTCGGTGTAAACCAGCACCAGCGGCACGAGGTCGTGCTCCGCGAAGCCCTCGATCGGGTCGAGCCGGCTGTCGAACACGCGGTCGCGGGCAATTGTCGGATACGGCTCGACCATGCCGTTGGTCAGTGCCATCACGGTGGCGAGACGCAGCGCGGTACGCTCCAAGCTCATGATTGTTCTCTCGTGTCAGGCCAGCCAAGCGACCGCGCGATCCGGCCGGCTCGACGAAGGAGAGTCGGATCGCGCCAAGCAGAGACTCGCGGAGCCGCGTCCTCTCAGCCGGCCACCACCCGCTTCACAGCCAGCAACCAGCGCCCCTCGCCGTCACGCTGCACGTTGGAGATCTCGTAGACCTCGCCGGTGGAGACGCGGCGCAGGCGGTCGAGGCGCTGCGGCGGGCCGTTGACGAACCGGCGCTGGTCGATCGACACCGCCGGCTTCTCCATCGTCGCCGGCGTCGAGCCGCGCGCCTCGGAGCCTAACTGGGTCGAGGTGTAGAGCGGCGACTGAAAGATGCCGGTCAGCGTGCAGCCGACGCGCGAGGCGTCCGGCGTGCGCAGCCCGCCGCCGGGCGCACCGGCGTATGGCAGATGCTCGAACGCCTCGCCGAACGTCGCCTCGCAGGCCTCGAACAGCCGGTCCTCGATGACCGCGAACGCCGACGGCATCAGGCGGACTCGGCTTTCGTGCGACCCTTCTTCTTCTCGGCGAGCGGCACGACAGTGGGGTCTCCTTCCGGCGCCGCCTCGGTCGCCGGCTCAGCCGCGCCGCCCTCGAGCTTGTCGAGCGCCGCGTCGAGGCCGAGCGTATCGACATCGGCGAGAAACTGCTTGTTGCGGTCGACCTCGGCCGCCACGTGCTCCGGCAGATCGACGAGCGGCCGCGCGACGCCGCTGGCGATCGCCGCCGCGGCGACATCGTCCTCGACCTCGACCACGAGCCCCTTCGGAAACCGCTTGACGGCCTCGTTCTTTGGATCGAGCGGCAATTCCCACTCGCGCTCGAACTGCACTGGAATCATGCTGTGTCCCCGATTTTTGCTGGCGCGATCCGACTCCGCTCCGCGGCGCCGGCCGGATCGCGCGTCGTTTGGCTGATCTGACACGAGATGAACGGCAGCGTGCGAATGGCGCCGTTGCTCTCGTGTCAGACATCAACTAGCCGCGCGTGGCGGCCGGCTCGCGGAACGCTAGTCGCCACGCGCAAACCACGACTCAGCTGCTGCCGGTGTGCCCGCGCACCAGCGTCGCCGGGCGCGTCCAGATCGGCAGGAACGCGCTCTGCGTGTGCAGCTCGATGCCGCGGTTCCATTTGTCGGCGGGCGCGCTCTTGGCGTAGTACAGCTGGCCGGGCATGTTGAGCGCCTCGAGGAAGTCGCCGGGCGCGGTGAACGATACCGCCGACTGCATCGTGCCGATCGGGAAGAAGATCGCGTCGCCGTCGGGCACGAACTTGCGGACCGTGGTGGTGCCGTCGGCGTTCTTCTGGTCGGCCTTGCCGCGGTACTCGATGAACTGCACGCCACCGTGCGTGAACACCGGACGCACGTCGTCGATGTTCGGGTTGAGGCGCATCATCGCCGCCGCCGCGTTGTAGGCGGCCTTGATGTCGGCGTCCTCGAGCAGCATGTCGTAGAACTGGCTCGAGCACAGCGCGGCGACGCCGGTCATCACGTCGCCGAGCAGATTGTCCTCGATGTGGCGCTTCACGTCGCGGATGTACTGATTGATCGTCGACGCGCCGCCGAACGGCACCGCGAGCTGCGTCACGCCGAACTCCGTGAACAGGTTCAGCAGCGTCGAGCCGTCCGAATCCAGGATCACGCCCTGCAGCGCCTTGACCCGGCGCCACTCGTGGGTGATCTGGTGCTTCATGGTCATGGTCAGGAGGCGGCGGTTGATCGCGTCCTCGAGCATCATCGGCGCCTTGGAGCCGAACGCGACCAGGTTCTGCAGGTCGGCGACCTGAATCATGTCCTCGTGCGCCGACATCGGGATCTCGAACAGCTTGCGCTTGCGCTTGCCGTCGCTGCCCTTGGTCGCCGGCGCGCCGCGCTGCGTCACCGGGAGCAGGTTGAGGACGTAGTTGTCGATCTCCAGCGCGCAATAGGTGGTGGCGAGCGGTACCGGGTTGCCGAAGATGCCGAGGCTGGTGACCAGCGTGTAGGCGTTGGGGATCACGTTCATCGCCATCGTCAGCTCTTCGGCCGAGAACTCGCGATTGGTGAACCCGTCGATGACGAGCATGCCGGACATGGATCAGGCTCCCTCTCTGGTGATGATGCCGACGGCGCGGAGCTCGGCGATCGCCGCGTCCTTCTTGCCCTCGGTGTTGACGGAAGCGTCCCAGCGGAGCCCGAGGCGCGACACCTCGGCGAAGCGGGCGACGACGACCGCCGGCTGGTCGGCCGAGGTGGCGTCGACCCTCTCGACCAGGACGGCGACGGCGGTCTCGGTGCCGTCGGAGGCGCCGTCGGCGTGGGCATCGTACTTGCCCGACGCCGTCACCTTGCCGAGCACGGTGCCGATCTCCAGCACGCCGGCGCCGGAGGCGATGGTGACGAGGTCGCGCGAGTAGGTCGGGTGCTCCATCTTGATCACGTCGGTGACGCGGACCGGCTCGTCCCACGTCAAGGTTCTGAGCGCCATGGATCAGGCTCCCTTCTTGAGGTTCATGTTGGCCACCATCCGGCCCATGCCGGCGGCGAGCGAGCGGGTCGGTGCCTCGTCGGCGTTGGCCGAGTGCGGCACCTTGGGCGTGCCGCCGGAGGCGGCGACGGCGCGGTAGAAGTCGGCGCCCTTGTCGCGCGACGACTCCTCCGGCATCTGCGCCAGCATCCCCGCCGCCTTGTCGGGCGCGAGCTCGCTCTCGAGCGCGATGACCCGCGCCTGGACAGGCCGCGTCTTGGCCGCGTCGGAGCCGAGGATGGCGGCGATGCGGGCGCGCTCCTCGGAGCGGCCGCGGGCATGCGCCGCCGTGGCCGTCTCGGCCGGCGCAGCGGCCGGCGCTGGCGGTGCCACCGGAGCCGCGGCGGTGGTCTCGCGCGGCGCCGTCGCCGCCGGCGTGACGGTCGTCGGAGCGGCATCGCCGGAGATCGTCGCACGCAGCGTGGCGACCGCCTCGTTGAGCTGGGCGACGGTCAGCGCCTCCCAGCCGCCCGCGCTCTCGGCCGCGGACACGCCGTCGTTGATCAGCATCTTGGCTGCTTCCTTCTGTTGCGGGGAACCTTCCCCGCGGCGCCCATCGGACGCGCGCGGCTTCGGCCGGGTGGTGACGCCGCCGGCCGAGGCGACCGCCTCGGTCAGCGTGCCGGTCGTGTCGGCAAGCCCGCGCGCCACTGCCTCGTCGGCGCGGTAGACGCGGGCCTCTGTCTCGCGCACCGCCGCCTCGGTGAGGCGCGGCCGGCCAGCGAGCACGATGGCAACGAAATTTTGGTGCACGGCGTCGATGCGGCCCTGGATGTCGGCCTTGACCTGCGGCGACAGCGGCCCGAACGGGTTGCCGTCGACCTTGTGCGCGCCGGCGTGCACCAGCGTCACGCGCACACCCTTCTTCTCGAGCTCGCCGGAATGGTCGGCGTGGATGTAGACGACGCCGATCGAGCCGAGCGCCGAATCCGGTCCGGCGACGATCCGGTTGGCGGCCGAGGCGAGGCCGTAGGCGGCGCTGGCCGCGAGCGGATTGGCGACCGCCGTGACCGGCTTCGTCGCGCCGATCTCGCGGATAAGAGCCGCGGTTTCGGTCATGCCGGCGGCCATGCCGCCGGGGCTGTCGATGTCGAGCACGATCGATTTGACGCGCTTGTCGCCGGCGGCCTCGCCGAGCGCATGCCGCAGCCCCTCGTAGGAGACGAGCCCGGAGCGCGCGCCGACCCAGGCGCCGCGCGTCACCAGCTCGCCGTGCACAGGAATCACCGCCACCGACCCGTCGAGGCGGTATTTGACCTGGCCGCGCTCGGTCGTGACCGGCGTGCCGGTGAAGCTGTCGGCCGCGATCTCGCCGATGCGCCCGTCGAGTGCGGCGAGCACCGCCTCGGCACCGTCCGCCGTGATGCAGTGGACCTGGTTGAACACGAGGCGCGCGAGGCGCGGCAGATAGGTCATGCGGACGCCTCCTCGCCGCCGGCATCGTCCTCGATCGGCGCGCCGGCCATCTCCGGTCCGGTGGCGTCGGGATCGAGCCCGAGCTTCAATTTGTAGGCGCGCTCGTAGGCCGCCTGGTCGAGGCGGTCGCGCCAATTGACGCCGTCGTCGGCGCAGACATCCTCCATCGTGTCGACGCCCATGGTCATGCCGAGCTGCTGCGCCTGGCGCTCCTTCATCGGGTCGATCATCGGCTTGCCCCAGGCGATGAACGTGCCGCGCACCAGATACGGCCGTGCGGCGACGAAGTCGGCGACGCCGGGCGGCAACGGCACGGTGCCGATCGCCACCGCCTCCTCGAGCCAGGCGCCGAAGAACGGCATCGCGAACGAGGCGACGAGGCGCGTGCGGCGCGCCTTGTAGGTGCGCCACACGCTCAGCAGCGCGGCCCGCGCCGCCGAGTAGTTGACGTCGGCGTAATTCTTGGCGAGCTCGTGCGCCTCGACGCCGAGACCGGCGGCGAGGTGGCGGATGAACGCCTTCTCGAACTCGGCGAAATTGGCGTTGGCGGCGTCGCTCTTGATCACCTCGAGCGACTCGTTCGGCAGCAGGTGCGGGATCTTCGATCCGCGCCAGGTGATGTCGGTGCCGTCGTGATAGGCGCCGGCGCCCTTGAGGTAGTCGGCGACCTTGTCGAAGATCGGATTGCCGCTCGCCGCCGCCGTGCCGCCCTTGGCGCCGATGACACCCATCGCCGACGTCCAGTCGAGCTCGGTCTTGATCACCGCCGCGTAGCTGGCGCGCGAGATCGCCGAGTTGAGTTCGGTCTCGTTGTAGTCGGCGAGCATACGCGATGTGGTGATGATCGACGCGAACTCGGTGACGCCACGCGTCATCTCAGGCCGCGTCTGATCGTAGACGTGCAGCACGATCGGCCGGCCCCAGATCGTCCGCCGCTCGACCCGCTGCCAGACCAGGGCGTTGATCGACAGGCCGACGTCGGCCGGGTGGCCAACGCGGATGTGATAGGCGATCGGCTCACCGTATGGATCGCGCTCTATGCCGCCGCGGATCAGATCGCCCTCGATCGTCCCCGCCGGCGTCGACAGCCGGTCGACGTCGATCACGTTGAGGCAGGTCTGGTAGACGCCGAGCCCCGGCTTCATCTCGACGATCGCCAGCGACTCGCCGTCGACGTAGTCGGTCTGGTCGATCAGCTGGAACAGCTGGCTGAACGTGCGCTGGCGGCGCGCGTCGGCCTGCATTTCGATCGATTCGGCGTAGGCCTCCCACTCGCGGGTGACGTGATCCTGCCACTCCGAGGCGGTCTCGATGTCCTTTATCCCGAGCGTGCGCCAGTCGATCTTCAGACTCAGCTTGAGCCCGGAGCCGCTGACCGCGTCGCGGTTCATACGGACCGCGTTCTTGGCGTGCGGATTGTTGCGCACCAGATCGCGGGCGCGGGCGCGCAGCTTCGGCGCGTCCTTCAGCACCGCCGCGTCGGCGGACACGTTGCGCGGCGTCCACAGACCGATCTCGCCGCCGGCCGTGCGGGCGTCGCGATACGCCTCGACCGCAGCCGTCACCTGCCCCTCGTGCATTTAATATACACTCCTTGCCGGCGGGCCGCGTTCTACGGTGGCGGCGAGGTCAGGCAGTCCCGATCCAGCACCGCAGATGCGGTAGTACATGCGGTAAACGCTCTGCAGCTCGGCCAGCTTGGCCGCCGAGTAGCTGACCGTGCGGTCGCCGAACGAGACCTGGGTCACGGCGGCACCGCCGGCCAGTGCGACGATCGCCTCGTGCAGCCGCTCGAGCACAGTGAGGCACGGCGTCACCGCCATCAGCGCGACCTCTGGTAGCCCTGCACCTGCACCGACTTGCCGTTCTGCACCCTGGTGTAGGACTCGACCGAGCCGTCGCCGGCCGGCTTGCCGTCGCCGCTGCGGCCGCGCGCCATCGCCGCGCCGAGCGTTTGCGTCTTGCTCATCGATGAGCGGCTGCGGCCGGCGGCGCCGAGCAGCATCGCCATGCGCCCGCTCTGCCCACCGCTCTTGACGCGGCCGAGGGCGCGATTGGCGACGCCGGCCTGGCTTTCCAGCGATCTGGCGAGCTTCGCCATCCCGTGCCCGCCCTGCATCAGCTTGTAGCCAGAATAGATGCTCGTCACGCCTAAGGCCAACGCGAACGGGTTCATTGTCCCGATACCGAGCCCGAGGCTTCCGCCACCGACCGCGGTGGCACCAACGCCGGAGACGATCAAGGTCTTGCTGATCGACCGTGCGTTGGCCGCCTTCTTCGCCAACCCGAATTTCCGTGCCATGTCGTCACCTCTTGAAGAGACCAGCCAACGCGGCGAAATCCATCGTCTTCGACGTGCCGGCGAGCTGCGCGCGGCGCGCGTCGAGGTCGACCGAGACGGCGCAGCGCACCGCCTGGCAGCCGACGAAGCAGTCGAGCGCCTCGTTGCGCCGGCCGCTCGGCAGATGCCAGGATGGCTGCGGCCGGCCGGCGCGATACTCGATCTTGATCCGCTCCGAGATCAGCTGCTCGAGGTAGCCGCGCTGTACGTGCCGCGGCAGGTGGATGCGCACGCGCGGCATCACCACCGCGAGCTCGGAATAGGTGACCGTCTTGCCGTCGTCGATGCCGGACAGGTAGAGCTTGGCGCCGAGCTTGAACTTCTCCTCGCTCTCGCGCCACAGCGGCCGGCCGAAGCCGGGCATGCCCTTGACCGCAAAGAAGCTGCGGAACTGCGCCTTGCGCTGGCGCACGAACTCCATCACCCGCTGCTGCAGGTAGCCGGCGTCGACGCCGACCGCCTCGAGGGCGATCTCGCCGCCGAGCGCGTGCGGGAACGTGCGGCCGAGCAGCGCCTCGTCGAGTGCCTCCCAGGCCTGAGGGTCGGTCGGATCGCCCGGCATCACCTGATGGTCGACGACCCATTTCTCCTCGTCGGCGCCGAAGCCGACATAGGAGACCTCGAAGCGGTCGCGCTGCACGTCGACGAACGCGGTGACGATCAGCACGCCTTCCGGCAGTTTCTCGGGGCCGTAATCCTCGCGCCGCTCGAGCAGCTGATCGACGGTGGTCTGCGCTTCCTTGGTCGGGTTGTAGCTGAGCCCGAGCTTCAGATTGTAGAACGTCTGCTCCTTCTCCGGGCGGCCCTCGGCCGCCTCCCACAGCTCGGCGAGCTGCGCCAGCGTCACCCACGGGCTGCCGATCGTGTTGTAGGCGTAGCCGCGCACCTTGACCCGCTCCGGGTGGCGGTGCAGCCAGCGGCCGTGCTGCACGGCGAGCTGGATCTGGCGGTCATCGAGAAACTCCGTGCAGTGGACGCAGACATAGCGCGCCGTCTCCGGCCGTCCGGCCTCCCAGATGATGCGGCGCTCCTTGTCGCCGCCGCCATGGTCGGTCTCCCACACCAGCGCCTGCTCGGCGCCGCAGTTGTGGCACGGCACGTGGAACTCGGCCTGGCTCGACTTGGCGAACCAGTCGTCGATCAGGCTGAGGCCGGCGATGGTCGGCGTCGAGGCGAGGACGATCTTGGCGTTCCAGAAATTCTGGGTGCGCTGGATGCCCTGCTCGATCGGGTCGCCGTCGTGGCCGATGTTGAGCTTGTACTTGTCGATCTCGTCGAACAGCACCGCACGACGCGGGCGCGAGGCGAGCGAGGCCGGCGAGTTGGCGCCGGCGAACACGAGGTCGCCGCCGGGGTAGCTCTTCTCGCGGATCGTCGTCGAGCTGTCGCGCGCCGAGGTGCGGCCGATGCGCGAGATCAGTGCCGGCGTCTCCTCGACCGTCGGCGTGAAGCGCTTGGTCGAGAAGCTGTCGGCGAGCTCGAGCGTCGGCAGCACGAACAGCTGCGGGGCCGGGTCCTGGTCGACGAAGTAGGAGGCGATGTTGATCAGCGCCTCGGTCTTCGCCGTCTGCGACGAGAACTTCAGCACCGTGATCCGCCCGTCCGGATCGACGACCGAATCCATCGGCTCGCGCAGCCATGGCGTGCGGTCGGTGCGCCAGCGGCCGGGCTCGGGG